GAGTTCTTTGTGCTGTTCAGAACGTTGCTTCTGCTGGTACTTTTGACCTAGACATCGACTCCAATGGTCGTTGGTCTGTTGAGAAGTTCAAGGGTCTTCTGTTCCAAATCGAGCGTGATGCTAACGCAATCGCACAAAGAACTCGTCGCGGAAAGGGCAACATCATCATGTGCTCTGCTGACGTTGCTTCAGCACTGACCATGGCTGGTGTTCTCGACTACACCCCAGCACTCAACGCTAACCTGAACGTTGATGACACCGGCAACACCTTTGCTGGTACTCTGATGGGCAAATTCCGTGTCTACATCGACCCATATGCTGCTAACCTGACTGCTGCTAACGGCACTCCAGGCAACCAGTACTATGTTGTTGGTTATAAGGGTTCTTCACCTTATGACGCTGGACTCTTCTATTGCCCATATGTTCCTCTCCAAATGGTTCGTGCCGTTGGCGAGAACACCTTCCAGCCAAAGATTGGCTTTAAGACCCGCTACGGCATGGTCGCTAACCCATTCGCGGAAGGAACCAACCAGGGTCTTGGTGGTCTCAACATTAACGCAAACCGTTACTACAGACGTGTTGCTGTTAAGAACCTCATGTGATTTATTTCACAAAGGTTTTTCTGGGGGGGTCCGAAAGGACCCCTTTTTTTATCTAAATAGTTAGAAAAAATGGCAGGAAGACCATCCCAAATTGAAAATAGAAATTTTCTATCACCTACTGGATTTAAGTTTGTTTTAAAAAGAAGTCCAAAGGTAGCATTTTTCTGTAATCAAGCAAATATCCCAGATATTAATCTAGGTATCGCAAATCAACCATCATATCTTAGAGATATTCCAGTACCTGGAGATAAGTTGGAATTTGGAGATTTGAATTTAAGATTTTTGGTTGACGAAAATCTTGAAAATTATATGGAAATACAAAATTGGATGAGAGGTCTAGGATATCCAGAAGATGTAAAGCAATTTAGAGATCTTAGTAACGAAGGAATTATTCAAGGAAATTATACAAACGATAGGCAAAACATTTATTCAGACGGAACTCTACAAATTCTGAATAGTAATTTGGTAGCAAAATTTCAAGTATTTTTTAAAGATTTATTTCCATATTCATTGTCAACAATAACTTTTGATGCCACAGACACTGACATACAATACTTTACAGCAGACGTAAGTTTCAAGTATACTATCTACAATATAACAGATTTATCTGGCAACTCTCTATGACAATTGATCTTGATAAAATTCAAGAGATGTGGGAAAAAGACTCCAAGATTGATATGGACAATCTACATACCGAGTCAACAAATATTCCCACTCTTCATGCAAAATATTTTGAACTTTATAATACCATTTTTCTTTTAAGAAAAAAAGCGGAGCAGCAGAAAAGAAATATTCGTCACGAAAGATATGAATATTATTCAGGAAAGTCAGACCCAGAAGTTTACATAGATAACCCCTTTCCCAAAAAGATTCGTGATAAAGATACAATGCAAAAGTATCTTGATGCTGATGAAAAGTTATCTACAGTATGTTTAAAAATTGATTACTACGATACAATGCTTGTTTATATTGAAAGTATTCTTAAAATGGTTCAGAACAGAACATACCAAATTAAAAATGCTATTGAGTTTATGAGATTTAACTCTGGACTAGGGTAAATAAATATCCATAGATGAATGGATATATGTGATTGATACTACAGCAAACCTTGTTATTTCCAAGTCCAACGAAGTATTTTTAAAAATCAACACAGAACCTCATATTGAGTATGAGTTAAGAGACCACTTTAAGTTTGAGGTTCCTAACGCTAAGTTCATGCCACAGTACCGTGGTAGAAATTGGAATGGAGAAATTCATCTATATGATATGAGGTCAAAGCAAATCTATGTCGGTTTGCTAGATAAGATTGTATCCTTCTGTAAGCAATACGGATACACTTATAAGTTTGAAGATAATAAGTTCTATGGCACTCCATACGAAGAGAATGAGCACATCTCATATGATGGTGTCAAGGATTACATGCATTCCATTTGTGCCCATACTCCCAGGAAGTATCAAATTGAGGGAGTATATGGTGCCCTAAAGCATAATAGAAAACTATTGATAAGCCCCACTGCGAGCGGCAAATCGTTGATGATTTATTCTCTCGTAAGATATTATGTGGATAGAGGCGAAAAAATTCTTTTAGTTGTTCCGACGACATCTCTTGTAGAGCAGATGTACAAGGACTTCCTTGATTATGGTTGGGATGCTGATTCATACTGCCACCGTATCTATTCTGGTAGGGAAAAAACGAATGAATATCCAGTGACTATTACTACCTGGCAATCAGTATATAAACTAGAGCGTTCATTCTTTGAAGAATATGGTGTCATTATAGGTGATGAAGCTCATTTGTTCAAGAGCAAATCTCTGATTGAGATTATGACAAAACTTCATCATGCCAAGTATCGTTTTGGGTTTACTGGAACATTAGATGGAACACAAACTCATAAATGGGTTCTAGAAGGATTGTTTGGTCCATCATATAAAGTAACAAGAACTGATGAGTTGATGAGACAAGGACATCTTTCTCAACTTGATATTCAGTGTCTTGTTCTCAAGCACTCTCCACAAAAGTTTGAAACTTATGAAGATGAGATACAGTATTTAATCGGTCACGAACAGAGAAATAAATTTATTAAAAATCTGGCATTAGATCTAAAAGGAAATACTCTTGTTTTATTTGCTAGAGTTGAAGCTCATGGTGCGATACTCTACGATATGATAAATACTAATAAGCGAGATGAGCGTAAAGTATTTTTTGTTCATGGTGGAGTTGATGCTGAAGAGAGGGAACTAGTAAGAGAGATAACCGAGAGGGAGAACAACGCAATCATTGTTGCCTCATATGGAACTTTTTCTACTGGTATCAACATTAAAAATCTCCATAATGTTATCTTTGCCTCACCAAGTAAGTCCAGAATACGAAATCTTCAAAGCATTGGACGAGTTCTTAGAAAAGGAAAAGATAAAGTAAAAGCAACTCTTTATGATATTGCTGACGACTGTACAAATAAGTCAAGAAAAAATTATACCCTCAATCACTTTATAGAAAGAATCAAAACATATAATGAAGAGAACTTCAACTATGAAATAATCACAATTCAATTAAAGAGCAAATGATAGAAGATGATTTTTACGCAACAATAAAGTTAAAAACAGGAGAAGAAATCTTCGCAAAGGTAGCACCTACTGAAGAAGATGATAGAACTTTACTTCTCGTCTCTAATCCAATTATTGTATCTGAAATAAAAGGAAGAACCGGAACAGTTGGATATAAACTAGAACCTTGGTTAAAGACAACAACTGAAGATATGTTTATTCTTAATATCGAAGATGTACTTACTCTGTCAGAATCTTCTGATATAGAAATGATTATGATGTATCAGAATTATGTCCGTCAATCTACTCATGATGGCAATCAGTCCAAGTTAAGTAGAAAAATGGGATATCTTGCTAATGTCAATGATGCTAAAGAGATATTAGAGAAGCTCTATAAAAATAGCTAAAGCTAACCCTTTTAACCTCCACAAAGGTAATTGTACAGGGTTTCGCACACCTTGTCAAGTATTTGTTTAAGTGGTATAATTTATACATAATAATGATAAAAACTTATGATAACCACAGCAGTTATGACCAAAAGAAAGAGGTCAGAGCATTATGTAAACAACAAAGAGTTTCTCGCTGCTCTAATTAAGTATCGTGAAGACAAAGAAATCGCAGAGATTCAAGGAAAACCAAAGCCTCCCATCCCTCGCTACATTGGAGAGTGTTTCCTGAAGATTGCTAATCACCTATCATTCAAACCCAACTTTGTCAACTACATGTTCAAAGAGGATATGATTTCCGATGGGATTGAGAACTGTGTTCAGTACATTCACAACTTCAATCCAGAGAAGTCACAAAATCCTTTCGCATACTTCACTCAAATCATTCACTACGCCTTCCTTCGCCGTATTCAAAGAGAAAAGCGTCAACTAGAAATCAAGAACAAAATCCTAGAGCGTTCTGGATATTCTGAAGTGTTTACAGATGACAACAATATTGACGGTGGCAACTATTCCGACTATAATAGTATCAAGGATGGTGTCCACTCTAAACTTCGTTATTGAATGAAAGTCGCTATTATTACCGACCAGCACTTTGGAGCAAGAAAGAATTCTAAACTCTTTCATGATTATTTCTTAAAGTTCTACAACGATGTATTTTTCCCTACACTCGAAGAGCAAGGGATTACTACCATTGTAGATATGGGAGATACTTTTGATAGTCGTAAAGGTATTGATTTCTCTGCTTTATCGTGGGCAAAGAATAACTATTATGACCGTCTTAAAGAGATGGGAATGAAAGTTCATACGATTGTTGGTAATCATACTGCTTATTATAAAAATACGAATCAAGTAAACGCGGTTGATTTGCTTCTGCGTGAATATGATAATGTGACTGTATATTCTGAACCAACTGAAGTGATGTTGGGTCAACTACCTACACTTTTTATACCTTGGATAAATCAAGAAAATGAAGCAAATACTCTTAAACTTATTGAAAAGACAACTTGCCCGTGTGCGATGGGGCACCTTGAGCTCCAAGGATTTAGAGTTAATAAACAAATCGTCATGGAGCACGGTTTGGAGAGCAAACTATTTGGTAAGTTCAGTAGGGTCTACTCGGGACACTATCACACTAGATCGGACAACGGGACAGTCTTCTATCTAGGAAATCCTTATGAGATGTTCTGGAACGATGTGAATGATACTCGTGGATTTCATATTTTTGATACAGAAACAATAACTCACGAACCTGTCAATAATCCTTATCGTTTGTTTTATAATATTTACTATGAGGATACAAACTATCAAACATTTGATACTCGTGAGTATGAGAACAAGATCGTAAGAATCATTGTTCGTAAGAAAACAGATACTAAAAAGTTTGAAAAGTTCGTTGATAAACTCTATTCTTCTGGAGTTGCTGAACTCAAAGTTGTAGAAAATTTTGTAGTTAATGTATCTGAAGATTTTGAAGCCTTTGAGTCAGAAGATACTCTTTCTATCTTGAATAGATATATTGAGGAGGCAGAAATCAATCTTGATAAATCAATCGTTCAAAAAGTGATACATGAGATATATCAGGAAGCATGTGAATTAGTCTAATATGTTTATTCTAACAATCAATGGTAGAGAAACTGAGGGAGCATATTCTGTAGTTGATGATGAGGGAGAGCAAATCCTTTATCTCTTTGAAGAAGAAGATGACGCAGTTAGATATGCTATGATGTTAGAAGAGAACGACTGTCCAGAAATGCATGTGATTGAGATCGAAGATGATGTAATGATTAATACTTGCGAAATTCATGGATACAAATATGCTATTATTACTCCAAATGACATTGTGATTCCTCCTGATATTGAACATGATTTTATTTAAAACTATTCGTTGGAAAAACTTCTTAAGTACTGGTAATCAATATACAGAGGTTGACTTTACAAAAAACAAAACAAATTTAATCATCGGAACAAATGGCGCAGGTAAGTCCACTGTTCTGGATGCTCTTACTTTTTCTTTGTTTGGAAAACCATTCCGCAAGATTAATAAACCTCAACTTATCAATTCCGTGAATGAGAAGGATTGTAAGGTTGAGGTTGAGTTTTCTATTGGAAATACGGAGTGGAAAGTAGTTCGAGGAATAAAACCTGCTATTTTTGAAATTTGGAGAAATGATGCTGCTCTAGACCAATCAGCAGCTGCTTTAGATCAGCAAAAGTGGTTGGAGCAGAATGTTCTTAAGATGAATTATAAGTCTTTTACTCAAATTGTAATTTTGGGTAGTAGCACTTTTGTTCCATTCATGCAATTATCTGCTGCTCATCGTAGAGAAGTTATTGAAGATTTGCTTGATATTAAAATCTTCTCTTCTATGAATTCTCTCATCAAAGAAAAGATTCGTTCCGTCAAGGAAGAAATAAAAGTTTTTGAACTTAAGAAAGAATCTCTTCTTGATAAAGTCAAGATGCAGGAAGAATTTATTGAAGAACTTGAGAATAGAGGAAAAGACAATATAAATGCCAATAAAGAAAAGATTGCCAATTTGGATAAAGAAATTGGTGATTATATGAGTGAGAATAGTTCTGCAGAAGAACCTCTTCGAGAACTAATTCGTGAGCAAGATGCTATCACGGGATATGCAGATAAACTTCGTAAGTTGGGTAACCTTAAAGGTAAGATATCTCAGAAAGTATCCACTATTACTAAAGAGCATAAGTTTTTTACAGAGAATACGGTATGCCCTACTTGCACACAACCCATTGATGAGGAGTTTAGGATAAATAGAATTACCGACGCTCAAAATAAAGCAAAAGAGTTGCAATCTGGTTATAAAGAACTGGAAGAGGCAATTAAAGAGGAAGAGGAGCGAGAGCGTCAATTCACCGCTCTATCGAAGGAGATTTCGAAACTAACGAATGGCATTTCTCAAAACAATGTTAAGATTTCTGGATGCCAAAAGCAAATCAGAAGTCTGGAATCGGAAATTCAAAGAATTACCGAACAACTTGCAAACCGAAATTCTGAACATGAGAAGTTAGAATCCTTCAAAGACAACTTAAAAACTACATACGACGAACTCGCTTCCAAAAAAGATACAATCAACTATTACGATTTTTCGTATAGTTTACTAAAAGACGGTGGAGTAAAAACTAAAATCATCAAGAAGTATCTACCGCTGATAAATCAGCAAGTTAACCGTTATCTTCAGATGATGGATTTCTACATCAACTTTACTCTTGATGAGGAGTTTAATGAAACCGTCCAATCACCTATTCATGAAGATTTCTCTTATGCTTCCTTTAGTGAAGGAGAGAAAATGAGAATTGACCTAGCACTTCTTTTCACTTGGAGAGAAGTTGCCAGAATGAAGAATTCTGTTAATACAAATCTTTTGATTATGGATGAGGTGTTTGATAGTTCGCTTGATGGATTTGGAACAGAAGAGTTCCTTAAGATTATTCGTTATGTGATTAAAGATGCTAACATCTTTGTTATCTCCCATAAAACTGGACTAGAGGACAGATTTGAAAGTGTCATAAAGTTTGAGAAAGTCAAAGGTTTTTCGCGTATGGTGGTCTGAACCACCCAAGAATAATGAACACTCCAAACTGGCAGCACCATTCCAAAAAAGAACAGAAACGAAAACTTAAACCGCAAGCACTGCGCCAGGCAAAAGCACGAAGACAAGCACTCAAGAAGCGTCTCAATCAACGAAACGCTTCTTTTTTATAAATAACTAAAAAGTATTTGTAAAAATGGACGCTAAAGACATTCGCAATCTACAAGAAGCATATATGGAAGTTGTTGAGGGTAGAGAGGGGGGAAGATTTGAGTATAATCAGAGACACGGACGACCTCTCATAACTCCAGAAGTTTCGCAAAGAGCAAGTGAAACAGAAACTCTTGGTGGTGGTACTTATCAAAGAGGATCAAAAAGATTACCAAAAAATAAGCGCAAATATGACCGACAAGTATTATCAGGAGTTCGTGCCGCAAGTGAGCAAGAAAAGCAAAGAGCAAGGAAAAGATTAAATGTAGGTGAAAATTATGACCTTTACGACATCATCCTTTCACATTTACTTGATGAAGGATATGCTGAAACCCCAGAAGCAGCAAAAGCAATTATGGTGAATATGAGTGAAGAGTGGAGAGAAGATATTGTAGAAATCTCACAGAAGACTGCTACAAAAGCATATGCTACAAGTTATACTGGTGAGTTTGAAGGTCAAGATTCTCCAAAAAATGTAAAACAAACTGATAATCTTAGAAGACAAATCAAAAGAAAGTTTGGTGATAAAGCAGCACAACACGCTGATAGAGCAGGACACGCAATGACCTTTGGACGTAAAGGTGCTGGTGGTATGCCTCCAAAACCATAACAAACCACTTTCCAAACTGGCACAAAAGAGGGTTTTACCACCCTCTTTTTTTGTATAATGGTTTCATACGAAACAAATCAGATGCCCGTCTCTCACGAAATCAAATCTCAACTTGCCAAACTGCTTGCCACTGAGGATCTCGTGGTGGAGCATAAGAAGGTCTCTACTGCCTGCTTCAATGTCCATACTCGCGTTCTGACGCTTCCTCTGTGGGAGAGGGCAAGTGGGACCGTCTATGACCTTCTGGTGGGTCATGAGGTTGGTCACGCACTCTTTACGCCCGATGAGGACTGGTCTGATAAAGTAAAAGTTCCGCAGCAGTTTGTGAACATTGTTGAGGATGCTCGCATTGAGAAACTGATGAAACGTAAGTATGCTGGACTTGCGAAGACTTTCTATAATGGTTATAAAGAGTTGAATGGAGATGATTTCTTTCAGATTAAAGAAGAAGATATTTCTACTTTCAATCTTGCTGACCGCGCTAATCTTCACTTCAAGATTGGAAACTTTGTAACTCTGGATTTTAATCAAGAGGAGCAAGAAATCATCAATCTGATTTCTGTATCAGAAACTTTTGCTGATGCCCTGATTGCTGCTGAGGAACTTTACAAATATTGTAAGAAAGAAAAGGAGCAACAACAAAAAGTTGCTGACTTTGATTCTCATGAAATGAAAGGAGATTCTCAGTCTCCTGCCAATGAGATTGTGGAGACAAATGACTCCTCTTCAGAGCAAGAAGGGGATAGTGATAACTCCCAACCTCAAGAGAATGATGGGTCCTATGGTGGAACCGCTCAGGGGGACCAAACTCCAGTGAATTCTTCTGGTGAAGAAAGTGAACCTGAAGTTCGCACTGCCGACTCTTTGGAAGAAAAACTTCGTGACCTTGTTGGTAGTGATGCTTATGAGAACAACTACGTTGAAGTTCCTCAACTGAATCTGGACACGGTTATTGGCAGAAACTCTGAGATTCATAAGGATATCAATAACTCCTTTGCTCATCAACAGAAACTTCATAACGAACACGCAAAAGATAAGGGATATACTCCAGCAAATCTTTACAAAGAATCTGATATCGAGTTTCGGAAGTTTAAGACTTCTGCTCAAAAGGAAGTGAACTACCTGGTCAAGGAGTTTGAATGTCGCAAAGCAGCAGACCAATATGCTCGTGCTTCAACTGCTCGCACTGGTGTTCTTGATACTTCTCGTCTTCATACCTACAAATACAATGAAGATCTGTTTAAGAAAGTTTCAGTGATTCCTGATGGCAAGAATCATGGTCTGGTGTTTGTGTTGGACTGGAGCGGTTCTATGTCCGATGTGATGATTGATACTTGTAAGCAACTCTTCAATCTGGTGTGGTTCTGTAAGAAGGTCTCTATTCCTTTTGAGGTATATGCTTTCACAAATGAATGGCGTCGTGGAGAGTACGATTATGAGAATGATAAGTATCTTGCTGCTGATCGCACTCCTCACTATCAGAAAAAGGAGGGTTTGTTGCTTGTAGATGAAACTTTCTCTATGATGAACATTCTTACAAGCAAAGTGAATGGTAAAGAACTTGAGCATCAACTTCTCAACATTTGGCGTCTTGCTTACTGTTTTTCTAGGACTTACAGTTCTCCTTATACTTACTCCAATCGGATGGCTCTTTCTGGAACTCCTCTGAATGAAGCATTGATTTCCCTTCACCAAATTCTTCCAAAGTTTCAGAAAGAAAACAAACTCCAGAAGGTTCAGTGTATTGTTCTGACTGATGGTGAAGCAAACCAACTCGTTTATCATAAAGAAGTTCAGCGTTCTTATTCAAAAGAACCTGTTCTTGGAACTGGATACATTCATCCAGAAAATACTTTCCTTCGTGACCGTAAACTGGGAACAACTTATAATGTTGGATACGGATATCACACTTTCACTGATACTCTTCTTAAGAACCTGAAGGACAAGTTTTCTTCAATGAACTTTATAGGCATTCGTGTTATTGAAAGTCGTAATGCTCATCGTTTCATTCAACTTTATCATTCTCAACTTGATAAACAGTATGAAAAAATCCAGAATGACTGGAAGAAACTGAAGAGTTTTACTATCACCAACTCTGGATATGATGCTTATTTTGGTCTTTCTGCTACAGCACTTTCTCAAGATACAGAGTTTGAAGTTGCTGAAGATGCCACAAAATCGCAAATCAAATCTGCTTTTGTCAAATCTCTGAAGACCAAAAAACTAAATAAAAAGGTATTAGGAGAATTTATCTCTTTGGTAGCATGAAGACATTCCAGGAATTTATCGCAGAGTGTTCCTCTATTCAGGAAACATCTTTGAATAGAGTTCGCTCAAAATCAGAGAAGGGTGGCATGGCAATCATGTCTGCCCAAAGAGGTGATAAATCAAAGAAAGAAAATAAAGCACGTTCAAGACAATTAGAAAAGGATATTAGAGGTGCTGGTCTTCCAGGACCTACTAAAGTGTCTGGTAGATACACTGAAAACCCAGGAACTGCTCAGGAGAAAAAAGTTGGTGAGAAATCGCACGTAGTTTCTTCTGGTAAGATGGGTAAGAAAAAGTTTAAGAAAGCAATCACTAAACTTGGTAAGAAGTATAATCAGGATTCTGTTCTGATTCAAAAGAAACCAAAAGGTGGCGCTCAACTGGTTGGAACTAACAAGTCTTGGCCAGGTGAAGGTAAGCGTGTTAAAGTTGGTAAAATGAACCCAGGCAAAACTGGAGAGTTTGATACTAAAGTGAAGAACAAAACATTTACTTATGAGGAATATGAAAACTAAATTTCCACTTGAACATGTCGTTAAGTACGACACCAAAGAAGTATGGATTAAGTGTAATAGCAGCACAACTGCTATGGGCATTCCAGCACTTGTGAAAAAATATTATCCTGGATATACGGGACATATTGCTAGTGCTGACTACCTTGAGGAACTCAAGAACCAGTTGGCGAACTGACCACTGGAGGTCCTTGCGACCCCCTTTTTCGTTTATAATGACTAGGTTGAAACGAAACACACATGGCACTCTCTTCCGACTACATCCGCACTTCACTCCAAGCACTCTACGGCAACAGCGTGACTGGTGCTGACGTTCGTGCGTGGTGTGCTCTGAATGATTCCAACTATCAAACCGTCACTAAAAAAATCGAACAGTTCAAGGTTGGTCGTGGTAAGTGGAACCTTGAAGTAACACAACAAAAGGTAGAAGAAATCGAACGTACTTTCCAAGCACCCGCAGTGGTTCCTCCAGTAGAGCAAAATCTCATTCCTGAAAAAGATGATACCTTCGTCAAGTTTGGTAACTTTGCTGATGTTAAAAAGATTATTCAGTCCCGTCTCTTTTATCCTACGTTCATTACGGGTCTTTCGGGTAATGGTAAAACGTTCAGTGTGGAGCAAGCGTGTGCTCAACTTAAGCGTGAACTGATCCGTGTAAATATTACGATTGAAACTGATGAAGATGACCTTATCGGTGGTTTTAGGCTTGTTGATGGGAACACTGCATGGCATAACGGTCCCGTCATCGAAGCACTTGAGCGAGGAGCAATCCTCCTCCTGGATGAAATCGACTTG